TATCTCCAATATCAAAGTTAATATGATCTATATATCTTTCTAATGTTCTAATTCTTGTTACCTTTGCTCCTTCTAAACCTTGAGGTAAAGTCAAAAGTATTGTTGTAAAAGTTCCTAAAATATTAGAAATTTTTAATGTAGGTCTAGGTAATTGTTTACCATTAAATTCAAATCCATTTGCTTCTATTGGCATCCTTGTATATTCAACACTATCAAAGATAAGATTGCCATTATTATTTTCACTTACACCATTATGAAAATAGTATGTTGTATTTGCACCATGAATTGTAGTATCTAGTTGTAGTTGAAAAAGTTCAACAATATTACTAGGATTTATTTTTTGTAGTTCTGATACAGGTGTTGCCATCAGGGTTCAAAAACTTGTTCAAATGTCATATTTAATATTGCTCTATTAACGTAAGGAATAGTTTTTGTCCAACGAGAACAAGTCCATTTATAAGCAGTAGAACTACCAGGAGGAGTCCAATCAAAAGAAGCCCCATCATCTGCTCTAGCCTCAAGAAATGCTTCTATGGTATCTGAATCTGTTTCAGAACAGTTAAAGCTTAATGACCAAACATAAGGTTTAATATTTAATCCAAACTTTATTCGATGTTGATAGCCATCATTAAATTGAGCAACATTTACTCTTGGTGCTGTTACTTTACGAGAGTTATAACTCGGATTTATTGAGGGAAAAGTAGCCATTATGCAAGTAAACCTCCTGGTCTTTTCTCTTTAATAAGTTCTGATTGAACAACTGCCCCTATTAATCTACCTAATTCTTCAGCATTTGCATTGTCTCCTTGTGCGTCCATGCTGGAAGCGTCAACATTTACAACCACGCTAGTTGTACCACCACCCATAGCCAAGCTATTATTTGGTACGATTGCACCTGATGTATTAGGAACAAACATTTCTGGCCCTCTTTCTCCAACTATATAGCTTCTTCCACGATTTACTGGCCCTCCATCGGCCTTAAACACATCATGAAGAAAATCACCAATACTTCCGCCTATATTCAATCCAAGAATTGCTTTTTGAATTGCAACTTCAATCAACTTACGTTTTAACTGATTTAATACATTTATTGCTGCATCTGCTAATGTTTTTGTTCCTTCTACTGCATCTGCAAGATTAGAAACTATACCATCTTCAATGCTTTGACCTATCTGCTCATATTGTTTTTTTAATGCTTTAGCTGCTTCTTCTGCTTGTTCTAAATTATCAATCTCATTCTCTAATTCTTGATTTTTCTTTATTAAATCTTCTAATGTCGCTGCATCTGCTTTACTAAATTTAAGTTTAAATTCATCAATTTTTCTTTGAAGTTCTAACGCTTCTCGTTCTTCTTCTGTTCCTAATTCTAATAATTCTTTTCTGTCCTCTAATGATGTATTTAAATCTTGAAGTTCTTTAAGTTCTTTATCAAAATCAACTATGGCTTCTCTTCCTTGTGCAGCAGTTAATGCGTTTACTATTCTTTCTATTTCCTTACCGACAGCACCTAATGTCATTTCAAAATCACCTAAAAGGAAATCATCAAAAGGATTGCCATTTTCTTTTATTTCACGCATTCTCTCTTTTAACTCCACAAAATCAGCAACCATTTCATCTAGTCTTTTTTGTAGTTGTTCAGATGTACCCTCTTCTAAAAGTTTTTTGTATTCTCTTTGTTCCTTATTAACTTTTAGTAGTTCACTTAAAATTAATGTGAAACCTGTGGCTATAGCTACAAATGGAATAGCCTTTAAAGCTATCGCAGTAGCACCAGCAGCAATAGTTAGTTTTGTAGTACTTGCAGTTGCAAGCATAGACATTGCAGCGTATCCTTTTAATCCCCCAGATGCAACTAATGATTGAACACCTACATGATGCAAATTAAAAGCTAAAGCAGATAAGGCAAGTTTTGCAGTTGCTATAGCTGCTGAAATTCCTTGAACACCTAACACTATTCCAGCAAGAATTAAAGATGCTTTTCCTTGATCGCTTTCTACAAAAGCAGTAACTGCTCTGGTTATGGCAGACAAAGCCGATATGCCATCCAAAACGGCTGGGACAAAAATCTTACCTAGCTCTATGGATAACTGTTCTATTGAATTATTTAAAACTTTAAATGTCATTGATGGATCATTCTTTATTAATTCTTTTAATGCTTTTGATCCTTCTTTTTCTATTTCTTTAAAAGCTGCAATAACAATGTCTTTTGTAATTTTTCCCTGATGTGCATATTCTCTTAGTTGATCTACAGTTATACCTAATTGTTTTGCTATTGGCCCTTGTATTGCTGACATTTGTTCTGCAATACTGTTAAATTCATCACCACGCAAAACACCAGAACCTAAAGCCTGTATTAACTGCCTCATTGCTCCAACTTGTTCTTGTGTAGAAGCTCCAGATAATATTGCTGCGGTATTAAAGCCATTAAATATTGTTGTCATGTCTTCCATTGAGACACCCAAAGTTCCAAGCCTTGCTTGTAGATTCGTAATAGCTTCTAAAGCTTCAGTTCCACTTAAACCAAATTTAACTTGTGCCTGTCTTGCAAGTTCTAAAGACTCTGCATATTGACCGTTTGTTGCAGTTAAAACTTTAAGTCTCTGTTCGAGTTTTTGATATTCAACTGTAGTGGATACTATATTTTTTGCTACTGCAACAAATCCAATACCAATTAATGCAGTCTTTAAACCACCAAATGCTTTTTGTAATTGATTAGTTTGATTTTGTACACCCTGTAATGCTCTTGTCGCACTTGTGGCATCAACAGTAAGTTTTACATTAGCCTGTGCCACAAATAAAAAAAGTCTTTATTATATATTACCTCCTATTTGCTTTTTGACGATTTATTTGCTGTTTTTCTCTATCATTTTTAACCTCATAATAAGCAGCCCAATATATAAGCTCTTCTTCTGTAAGGCTATTTCTTAATTCTTGTAATGTCTTACCAAGTTCTGTTGCTAGGAAAAACTCAAAATTTAACCAGTTATCCCCTCTTATTCTTTTTTTGCTGTGTCAAGATTTAATTGAATATCAAATAAAAACAATTCGAGTTCATTTAAAACTTTTTCTGGTAATGATCTTTGTAATATTGGTGCATCTGACATATCAAAAGCTGGAGAACCATCTTCTTTTTGTGCCATCTTACAAAGTAACTGAGTAGAAACAGTCAAGGCTTCGTCTGTTCCTGCTAACTGTTGTGCTTTTTGTCTGTCAAATCTAGTAATTGGTGGGAAATATAAAACTGCTAAGACTTTACCAGATGAATCTTTTAATTCATACTTACGTCTGGTTGTCATCTCATCTTTGAAACCATTAATGAGAAGATCTGCGGTTCTTTGATTTGTCATAAAAATTGGGGTTGATTAATTAATAAATTAGTTAGATTGCTGAAGTGATAGTTCCAGATGGTTTGAATGTGATGTTTATAGTCTGAATGTCACCCATACTTGCACCATAGTCAAAACTGGTAATCAAGCCAGAAAAGCTAATTTTAGCAGAACCACTAGCACTGTCTGGGAATAGTTCAAAAGCAGCAGTGGCGGCATCACCTGTTGTCAATACTCCATCCATAAATGTAGAAGTCTCACCAGAAGCAGCAGCGTCATAAACTAACTCAGCAGACCCTTCACCTTCAATAAGTCCACCAATAAATTTTTTAAAAGTGTCACCTTGTACGGTTGTTTCTTGGGTATCTTTGGTAATAGACATAGACCATGATCTAGTGCCTAAAACAGGGTTGACTGAAGAGCCTCCATCATCAAATTTGACTTGCCCAACATCACCTTTTACAGCAGCCATAACAATAAAAAGAAAGATTTATAATTATCTTAACTCTTTTCTGGTTTTTTTACAGCTTTTTTAACTGATTCTTGTTTTTCCATATATCTTCTGCATTGATTATCCCAGTATTGTGGTTCTCTTCTACCTTTTACAGCCTCAATAGCATCAAGCATTTTTTCTGTGATTTCCATAATTAAAGATCCTCGTAAATCTCAAATGTTATCCTGATTTGCGTTTGAAACTTTCCTTCTGGACTAGATGTAAATATCTCAGGGCCAACAGGTGAATCAAAAATAACACTAGAAACAGTCACCCTATTGTATAAGTCTCTTAGACGTTTGCAAATAGTGAAATTAGCACCCGCCCCTATATTTTCTTCTGTAAAAACATTTAATAAGATTAATCCTGAAATACTGTTAAAAGCATTAGAAGTATCACCTTGAGTAAGATATTCATTCGCACCAAAGCTTGTAACACATTGAACAAAACTATCTTCAGTTGTTGAATCAAAACTCATGTTATTAAAAACAACAGGGATAGCGGGGCTTGAAGCAAGCTCTGTTGCCAACCTAGCCTCTATTGTGGATCTAACAGTATTTAAGTCTACAGCAGCCATCTAAATACCTCTCTTGATTTTCTCATATTCTTTTCTAGCATATTGTTCTAGTTCCTTACCAATAAGCTCTGGAAAACCTGCAACGGTAGATTGTCTTGTTCTGTATTGACCTCCCCAAGATGGTGGCAAGTTAACACCAAAGCATACAGGCTCTGCATAAGAAACATTATTAATTATCGTGCCTTCCAATGGTTTTACATCTGTTTGCCATGCTGACCTGAGTCTGCCAGTATCAACTGGTGTTGCTCTTTTAACTCTTCTTGTCCATTCAAAAGTTGTAGCGTGTACTAAATTTTCCACTGCTTCCCTCATCACATTATCTATTTGATCTATCCTAATTTTTCTTGTCATAATTACCTCAAAATTAAATCAAAGCTAACAGCAGTATTGTTTTGTTCATTAATTAAAACTTGAATAATCTTAAATTCAACACTACTAATTACAACCCTATCTTTTGTAGTAGGTGTAAAAGTTATATCTCCAGCAGATATAGTTAAAATCTTATCTTGTGATTCAATAAGATCATTTACCTGATTTCTTGATACATTACTTAATGCACCTTTAACTGTAGTATCAGAAATAGATTCAGTTATTGCACCAGTGGTTGTATTATATGACCCTGTTGTTACCTGTCTTATAGTTACATCTCCACCAAGAGCCTTCAGTGAAGCACTAGCAGCTTTTTTTAGTGCATTAGCAAGACTCATAAGAAATAAGCGATCACTTGACCACTAGCCAAAGTAATACTTGTTATAACTCCGCATACCTCAGATGATGCTTTCATTGTTATGCCGTTAATAGTAGAAGAACCATTTTCTGTAATGTTCTCAGCTACAAAAGTTGCTTCTGCATCTGTTAAACAATGAACCTTACCAAATCTACCTGTATGGGCAGAAGTGTCTGTAATAATCATTGCTGCTGGATAATCGTTACCGTAAGCCATTTTAAGACCTCTTAATTTGTAAGTTTGCTCTTCCACCTATTCTAATACCCATTAAGTAGTGGTCAATAATCGGTGGAATACGATCAACCCCAACTGCTCCATAAAATCTAGGAGTGACATTTATATTACCTACACTAACAGCAGCAAAGTCTTCTAAACCACTTAATTCTAATCCGTTCCTATTGTTATTCAAATATACAGCCAAGATTACTTGTGCATGTTTAACTCGTTCTGGTATTTCAGTATCAAGGTAATAATCAGCAACTAATCTATTTGGAAAACTTAAACCATACAAGTTAGTGTATGTATCAGGTTTCCTTACTCCTGACCTGGGCCATTCAAGAGCTTGAGTATCATCAACTCTGGCCCCTAAAAATTTTTCCCTGTCAATTCTTTGGGCTGCGGTAAATAATGCACGATTTTTATTGTCAGTACTAGACCCATCCCATGCAGCAGCGTCATCACTAAGAATCAAACCTTCAATAAAAGAGTTTGCATCTGCAAGAGTAATATAAGTGTTAGCATTAGCACCGCCAACAGTAGCATCAAGAGTTATCGCCATTTAGTTTTACCTTTTTGGGCTTTAATTTAGGTTTTGGCTTTTCAGGAAGTGGAGTTAATGAAGCCACCTTTTGAGCAGCTTCATTTTTTTCCCTCATACGCCTAAATGCGTACATTGCCATTAGCTTGATGCACCCTTAAGAGCAACAAAATTAATAACAATAGCTTCACTTAGTCCACCGCCAGATACATTAGCAACTGTGACCTTAAAAGATCCAGCAGCCATTGTGTTTGCATTAACAAGATATGCACCAGCAGTTCCAGCAGAACCATGACAAGCTACAACAACATCTGTTGCTGCAATCTTGCTGTTGGTTACAGTGAAAGTTGCTTCTGCGGCATCTGCTAAGGCAGCGTTGTTCATTGTGATTTGTCCACTCTCAGTATTAAGAGTTACACCTGTTGTTTTATTGGTGGCCTGAGTTACAGTTCCACCGTCTGTTGGGCCGATTAAACTACCAGCACCAATTTCAAAAATAGAAGCCATAATTTTAGTCCTGGTTGCTTACGTTAGTCGCGCGGACAATTCCGATGTTCTTTGTCTCATACACTTTCGACCATGATGCAACTGTTTCCAAAACTGTTCTGTTTGGGTTTACTGTTGATACAGCGTACTTAAGACCGACTGGGTGATAGATGTAGTGGAGATCCACAGCCATTGCTTCTTCTAAAGCAAGGATGTCTCTATCTGTTTGAGTTCTGATTGGTGCTTGCTCACCTGTAACAACTGATCCTTGTGTGAAGAAGAAAGTTGAATACTCGGTAGAAGAACCAGAACCTGTTGTTGGAACATCATCAGAAACAATAACTCTTAATCCCATAAAGGTAGGAATAGAAGTTGTACCTGGGAAAGCCCCTGCTGTACTACCAGCAGTTGCTCCTGAATCGGCTGCTCCTGTATTGTCATAAATGCGATCAATAGCATTACGTTCAACCAAGTCATAATAAACTTTGGAATGAACTGCCATTGATGTTAATTTAGATCCTTGATCACCTAACAAAGCCTGAGCCTTTGCAACGTGTCTAGGACTCAAGGCTGTAGGAGAATCACCTGATTCTGAATCAATAGTTAAATCAAACAAAGCAGAGTTGCTGTCGTTTGCATTAATAGAACCAAATGCACCAGTTAAGCAAGAGAATAAATCCTTCTGCTTTTGGTTGTTGACGTATGCAGCCATTTTTTGTGCAATAGCAGCCATAGGATCAGGGCCACCACCAACAGCTAATGCCGCTAAGTCTCTTGAGCTAAATGCTCTACCTCTGTGCAATACAGCAGCAATTTGATTATCTGCTGTAATCTTGCCAGGTGTTAATGATGTTGAATCTGTAAGAACTTCAAAATCACCACTTAAATTTGCTTTGTAGAACACGTTGTTAACAAGAAAGTTCTTTATCTTTCTTTTCTACATCTTTTCCATTGATGTAGGTCGGACTATATCTTCAACCTATAAGGTTGCAAGGCACTCGTGTCTCCGTTACTTAGTTTCCTATCGGGAGTTAGTCTCTGAACCTTCCAGCTTGTGTGCTGGCTTGGCTGCTGATTATCCTTTAATGGTGGACTTCCAGCAATTCACCTTGTTTCATTATGTTGTTGCCAACATAAGCCCCAACTACTCTTTAGGGATTTTTACAAAGTCACCCCCTCTCTCGGAGGATAGATTTAATTCTGCCAAAGGTTGTACGACCCCACTTTGTAAGAAAGCATCCTTTTGAGTTGTTTCTTCAATTAAATAGGGTGTGAACACCTCAGGGATAATTAAATCACTTCTTAATGTAGCCATTAAAAAATTAATCTAATATGTTCACTTCGAGGCACAACCTCTGACGTAGCACAACCACGTTGTTTCTATATTAACTAGAAACTGCGTTTTTGAGCATATTGTATTTATTTATATCTGTTCTATATATTCTTGCTTGCTCTGTTAAGTTAAATGATTCAGGTGCAAATGGGTTTTTTTCTCCTAAAGAGACATCAGCAGTCACTTTTGTTGTTGTTGCTCCACCGCCTTGTGGTCTTGGATTCTTTTGTACCCATTGAGGCATTTTTGACATTGCCCATTCTTTTACAGGTGTTCTGTTATATCCATCAACAATGACAACAGTGCCATCAGCTTCTCTTGCTAATTGATCTCGATTTATCCTTGATAAAACATATTGTGGATCATGAACAACATCAGCTAATGCACTAACAGCAGGAGCTTCTACTTCAAGTTCTCTTTGCCTTTGCTCAAGTTCTTGGATTTTTTTGTTTTTAGATTCCTCTGCTTCTCTATATTGAGTTGCAAGTTTGTCTCTTGCCTCTTCATATTTACCTTTAGCCTCTAATTCTTCTTGTTCTTTTTGTTGTTTAAAAGCAATTAAAGCATTTACATCTACATCTTGCGGTACAGCTTTAGCGGCTTCCTTTGCCTTTTTATAATCATCTAATAACTCAGAATTTTTTCTTCTCATAGATTCAACTTCTGCTTTTAAAGCATCAACTTCAGCTTGAGAAGGATTTGGTTTGATTAATTCGTCAGCCATAAATAAATTTTAACAATTATTAATATATATATTATCTTACCAACGTGTTTTGTCAGCCCAATAAGCCGCACTAATAGGGCCTTTCTTAATAAGTCTTGCAAATCTAGCCTTAAAAGCAGCCCTTTTATCTTTATCTTTCTGTGATTCTCCTTTTCTTGGAGGTTTATTGTCTGCACCTTGCAAACCAAATCTTATAAGTTTTTCTCTGCCAGCAACCTTAACAACAACTGCTCCTGCTTTTCCAGATTTGTGGTTAGGAGTTTTTATTGGTTTGTTTAAACCTTCAAAGGTATGACCGCCTTTTTTTATCGCCATTATTTTTTTGTTTTAGGTGATGCTCTTAACTCAGATCTTTTTTTTAAAACTGCATTTCCAGTTGATTCAGAAATTATTTTTACAATAGGATCATCTTTACTTCCTACTCTTGTCACTTCACCGCCTCTTGGTGTTTTTATCTTTGCTTTTGTACCAGCATTTGCACTTACGACTTTGCCATAAGTACGCTTACCTCCATAAAGCCAGCTAACTCTAGATCCTTTTTTCATTTTTAATTCTTTTTAGATTTCTTTTTAGAAGTTTTAGGTTTTACTTCGCAATTTTCAACTTTTGGTTTTGACTCATCATAAGTCTGGACTTTGAATGTATATCCCATTACTTTTTACCTCCTTTTTTCTTTTTTTTACCCTTAGGCTTCATTGCACCGTAATGTGATGGCATAATCAAAAACATTAACTATGAATATCATAGCTATTTTTCTGGACTATGAAATTAATTTAAATCATATTGGTTTCTTATTTGATCTAAAGTTTTTTCTGTTCCATCATTTCTTATAATTTGCCTTAATGCTTTTTGACCTGAACTATTTTTTCTTCCAGCTAGTATTTGAAAATATCTTACTTTTTGTTCACTACCTAAAGTTCTTAACTGTAGTTCTTTGTTTTGATTTAAAAGCCAATCACCATAAGCAGTGTTTTGCGGCACTCTACCAGTAATACTAGGTCTTGTATCAAGTGAGGTTACAGGTGGTTTTTCTAATCCAGGGTATTTTTTTTGTAATTTATTGAAATCAACAACAGGCACAGTAGTTGAACGACAATTAAAATGTTGGGGTGGTGTTGGGCCTTTATTATATTCAAATTTTTTACCGTCTAACCTTTGGCAAATTGGGCTAGTTCTTGAATCTAATGTCGCAACATATTCATATTTAGGAGCAACTTTACTATTCGCAGCATAAACCGCTTGGCTTGCTTGGTTTTGTACCTGATTAATAGAAGTTCTTACAATTGTCTGTAATTGATGATTTGCTAATTTTGTAAGTTCTCCGCCTGATGATGCAAGTTGTTTTACAGATAACGGCCCTAAATCTGCAAAGTCTAATTTTCCTGCAAGCCGTCTTGCTACTTGTTGTGTAGTTTCTCCACTAAAAACACCTGTTCGTATTGCTAATGCTAATTTTTCTTGTGATTTAATTGATATTCCTCTAAATGCTTTTTCTACAGTTTGACCATTAGGTAAAGTTATTGATGCCCCTTGCCTTGCTGTTAATTCAAACTTTCCAGAGCCAAACCTTACAAAATCATCTTCAGTGAATTGTTTACTTGTAAATATATTGGTTTGAGTAGGATCAGTCATAATAACTGATTCGGCATATTTTGGACTTATAGCAACACTATTGATCGGTACATTACCTGATGCTGTTACTTTTTGAAGCTCTTTTACTATAAAATCTCTTTGTAAAACAGTAATCCCCTGTAATTCTTTTTTAAAATCTCTTGCCGTAACACCAGACCATGTATTTAAGCTATCTTTTGCTTGTTTTATAATTGCCCTTAATCTTTTTCTTGTCTGAGGGGCAATAATTACAGCTTCTCCAGCTTGGGTTTGTCTTAAATCTATATCTCTTAACTGTTTTGCCGCTTTTAATATAATTTCGTTGTAAGTGACAGCATACTTCTTAGCAACAGAATTACTAAAACGGTTGAGATCAATAGTCTCTCTGTAAAATACCTCTGGAGTTGACATTCATTAAGCTGCGTCAGGTTGTATTGGTGCTTCCATTTCAACTAATCCACCTGCTTGGGTTGCCTCAACTTCTTCCTCTACATCAAAATCATCACCAAGTATCTCACCACTGCTTAATTGTGTAAGCAATGTTTCTTGACTAATGGTTCCAGCAGTAAAGAGTTGTAATAAGGATTGGATCTCTTGTGGTTCTAATCTTGCTGTTACAAAATCTCTATTAACAAAACTGCTACCAGCATTAGGTTCATTTAAATATTCACTATGAAATTTAAGACAGTTATCAATTAAATCTTGCATTTGCTGTGCAACAACCATCATTGTGCTGTCATTTTGAGAACGGTCTATCCGCTTGGCTTCCGCTGTTTCTCCTACTAATTTTTGTCCAAGCACTGCCGCCAAAGATAATGTATTAATCTGATCTTTTATATCTTCTAACCTTTTAAACTGACTATCATAGCTATCACCAGAAGGGCTGACATATTCCATTCTTGATTCAGGTGGTAATGACAATGCTTCATTTGGCCCTGTTGTTATTTCATCTGCATTGGGATAACCAAAAACAGCAAGCAAAGGAACAGAACTAATATGCAAAATATTATCTAGATCACTTTGTATCTGGTAATGTTTAAGATTTAATTCTGCTATGTCATATAAAGGACTGCGTGATTCATACATTCCTACTCGGTTTGAATATGCAACAGAAAAAGGAATTTTATCTTTTAAACTCATTTCACCTTCTTCAAATAACTTATATTCACCTTTCTTCTCATCTTTTCTATGTATTTCATAACGACCTGGTTCTAGTACCCTTATTTGTTTAACTACCTTCTCTCCATACTGTCCATCACTTTCTACAACTTGCTCCATTAAACGTATCTGCATTAATTTTCTTGCACCCTCTACTATCTCAGTTCTCCAACCAAGAATATCTTTAGGAGCATAAGTGACCCAGTATGGCCTTGCCTTCTCTCCTTCTTTTGGTGCATCAACTAATACACCACAATGCCCAAATGATATTACTGTTCTTGCTGTTTGATAAAGCCAGATATTCAAGTCATTACCTTCTAAATCAACATCAAATAATTGCTCTCTTACCAAGTCAGATACATCATCAAGTCTTACTGGCTTTCTAACCAACATACCTGATA